CTTGAGATCCTTAGCCATGATAGTCTTGACATACTTACCCTTGGTATCGCCATTGCCTTGGATGTAACGCTTGTACATGAATCGTTGATTGAACAAACGAATCGATACATCGGTTGCATACACTGGCTCAAGATTAGGACGGTCCAGTACATAGCTTCCTGCAGCTACAACCTCTACCTTCTTCTTCTTGCCACCGACAGTGGTCTCACCCATGATACCTTTGTGATCTAACTTCAAACGAGCTAGATTGTTTTGCTTCTTTGGTACAGCAATGTCTGCACCCATGCCCATAGCCTGAGCCATAGCTGCAAAGTTACTGTTGTTTACTAATGTAAGATCTGACATATTTACCTTTCTATATTTGATATTTACTTCTGCTTGATTCCTGTGCATCGTAGCTCAGTCGATACTTCTTAATCTTCTGAACTAACTGATGCACGTTACTGCTCCTTTCGACAACAACACCGTCAATGCTAAACGTAAAGTGTTTGCCGTCATGTTTGTATTCGAGTTTCATTGATGAACCTCCTTTTGCTCTAACCAATTATCCCCCATCTTAGCCTCAAGTGCAAGGGGTACATTGAAATTTATTGACCATTTGTTATTGATTAATTCCACCAGATCTTCCTGCACAGAATCAATAACCTTAATGACTTCTGCTACCTCGTCTGGGTGTACGTCAATCACAATCGAATCGTGTACCGAATTAACTACACAACTCTGGTACGGTTTTAATCGATTGTAGATTTCCACCAGTGCCAATGGCACGATGTCTGCCGTAGCAAAGGACTGAACAGGGTAGTTCTTAATCGCTGTGAAGTGTGTCACTGTACCATCCCGCTTACGCTTGACATCAGGGAAAGCAAACTCCCGATTGCTAGGTATCTTTATGTAGCCATAATTTAAGGCTTGCTTAGCCAGTACACTGTGCCACTTCGCTACCCCACTGTACTTCTCCATGAAGTGTGTATAGTATGCAGCCTCACTAGCTGTACGACCATAGCCTGTAGCACCATAGAGTGGGGCAAAGGTATGTGTCTTAGCTACCTGCCTACTGGTAGGCTGTCCTGCATCCGAGATAACCTTGGCAGTGTACGAGTGCACATCAAACCCTTCGGTAACTTCCTTCATAGCAACTGGATCCTGTGATAGAAATGCAGCTACACGAAACTCTAGCTGTGCAAAGTCTGCCTCCATGATCTTGCCACCATCAAAGCGAGATACAAACACCCGCTTCACTGGGAATGTATTACCTCTTGGCATGTTCTGCATGTTGGGATTGGACCCACTGAACCTGCCAGTCGAAGTGATGTGTTGATTCAATCGTACATGCAACATCCCATCGGGCTTGACGAAGTTAGCAATGCCATCTACGAAGTTACTCAGGTAACTATCCAGTGCAGATAGCCTACGCAACTTACCCAAGAACTCAGCAGCATCTGCCATGCCCTTGGATGTAGCCACACGTTCCAATGTTTCAAGGTTATCTTTACCAGTACCAAAGCCATTGGCACTAGCCCACTTCGCATTCGGTGCAGTGAACTTTAGTCCGGCAATATCCTTGGTGTTCTTAAACTCAAAGCCTACACCATTACAAGTACCACACTTGTTTGCCTTCTTAAATGCAGCACCATCCTTCTTAGTCTTGTAGAAGAATCCCTTACCATCGCAACCCCTGCACTTCTCTGCACGAGTCTTGTACACCATGTCAAAGTGTCTCTTGACTGCCTCTTTAAAGTCTGTGTCATTCATGTAAGGTGTGATGGCTGTAGCCCATGCATCTTTACTGCGGGGCTTACGACTGTACACGACCCATGACAACTGCTCAGGACTGTTGAGATTGATTGGTGTATCGCCCATCAACTTACGTACATGCTCTTGCAATAGCTTCTCTGTCTCTGCCTTCTCAGTCTCGAACTGCACACGCACCTTACTCAGTGCATCAAGATCCACACGTATGCCTGTCTGGTAGATACGTGACAGTACTACGCATACTTCGTTGGACATCTCAATCGTATCAGCTAAGCCCTGATCTTTAGGTGTCTTTAGTTTCTCTTGAATAGATTTATATATACCTTCAGTAGCACCCAAGTCATGCTCAAGATACATGCTAAGTTCAGAGTGAGGAATATCACGAGTGCTGTAACCATGTTTGAAGTACTCCTTAATTGTGTCTTGCTTTAGTACATCACAGTTATGTCTGATAGCTACATTGCCTAAGTCCAATGGCATCTTGATACCTCGCTGTAATACATAGTCAGCAAGCATTGTATCAAACACCAGACCATTGTACTTAAACCCAGACTCCCACAACCACACTAAATCGTGGCTGATATTGTGACCTATTAAAAGTGTAGTCTTGTCTAGCAGTGCCTGTACTGCAGTGTGATTCGCCTTGGTATCCTCCTGTACTTCGGAGTGGTCAAAGGTGTAGATCTGGCAGGGCATATCCAAAGGCTTGCATCCTACCATCACTAGTGTGTTGCCAGTTTCAAAGGGGTCTAGGTGTTTCTTCCCATCCCGATTTGATACTGTGTTCTCTACGTCAAGGGTTAGTATCATTAATTTTTTTCCTTAAATTCTCAACAAGCATTTCTAACTCAGACAACAGGGCATTATTTTTTATGGTGTTTGCTTTGTGAGATATTACCCAAACATTTCCTTTAACGTAGCCTTTGTCTTTGTTTATCCTATCTAAAGAGGGAGACTCGTCTATCAAATACCCATCTCCTTTTTTTAGTTTTATGCCCAGTAGTGGGCACACATCTGGTATTACTATGTCTTCTTTGTCTAAGTTAAAATCAAAACCCTTTTTCTTTGCCCTACTTTTTGCTGACCAATACATCTTAATCTCTGGATTTTTATTTGCATATTTTAATGTGTACTCAGATTTCTTTTTTCTCCAGAGCGGATCTTTTAATAGCCCTTGTTCCTTTTCTTTTTTAGCTCGGCAAGCATAGCAAGTTCTTTCTACATAGTATTTAACTTCTCCCGTAGTTTTTAAAGTTGCTTTTGATTTTGGAAACTTGCTTTCTTCCTTTTCTACCGCACAAACGTAACAGACTTTCATAATGTATTACCTCCTTGCCTACGGTTATACCAGTAAAAATAACAGTAGTCAAGAAGAATAGATTCCGGTGGTGTAATCAAATTCACAATGCACAATCCTGTGAACCCCGTTAATTTTATTCTTCACAATATTCAAGTGGCGTTGCCCATCATCCCCGTCCGTTGAATCTTGTAGAGGTGGGTTACGTGCAATCAGAATCATGAGATCTGATTCACCTGCAAGTCCAGTCTTACTGCCTTCAATCATAGCCTGTGACAATACGATCTTGCCCTCAGCTTCAGCCGACAACTGTGTGCAATACACAACTAGGCATCCGTATAGCTTACCTATATTGCGTGCGTATATAGCATTAGCCTTGAGTGTCTCGTGATTGTTTGATGCAGCACCATCCTCAGCAAACTTACTGCCGATGTCCATCACCACAATGTCAGGCTTGTGCTTCTTGATCACTGACTCTGCCCATTTCATTGTCTTGCCAGTGGCATCCACAAACTTCAGGTTATCTTTGATTGGATCATAGATCCTGTGTGCAGTGTTCTTGTCAGCTACGATCTGTGCCATGGTCATGCCCGTAGCAGCAGTCATGTAACGTGATGCTACACGCTCAGGCTTCTCCTCATTACACAGGATTAGAATCTTTGCACCTTGACTCGCCCATCCATGTGGTGCAGCACACAGCGTACTGTGAAAGCTTGACTTACCTACGTTACTCCGTGCACCAATCACAAACAGCATGCCATTGTCTAGTCCATTGACCGACTGGAACAGTGACTGGATATTGAATCTCCACTTGGTATTGGATGCAGATGTAGCCAGCAGATTGTCAATGCTATTGTCTACATACTCGATACGAATCGATGGTGTGAAATCATCTTGATAATTATTCAGGATGTTACGTAATGGTTCCATCGTAGTCTCATCGCCATTGACGTATGAGAATCCAAGGTTAGCAACCTCCTCACCAACTACCTGCCTGAACATATTACTCAGTACTTCGGTAGCTACGTCAGCACCCATGACATCCTCATTACGAATCTTATTGAACTGCAATTCGTATGAATGTTTCTGTGCTGTGGTTAGTGTGGGGTTTGCTGCAAAGAATAATGCTTGGACTTCATCGACAGTTAAATCTCTTTTGTATTGCTCCATCGCACTGTCAATGACGGACTTGATCTTACGTATATCTTTTGTGAATAGTTTTTCAGGGCATCTATTTCCTCTTGTCTCATCGTAGAAGTCCTTGTTCATGAGACTTCTAATCAGCGTGAGTTCCATTTACTCTCCTATAATTTGCTTCAGTTTATCTATGTCTTCTTGAGTTCGATACTTGATGTCATCTTGTAAGTTCAAGGCTTTAGCATTTATACCACCTGCCCTTAACTCACGAGTAAACAACAGGGTCTTACTCATTGCGTCAGGATCTAATGCTACCACAACAGTGGCATACTTGTAAAGCATATCTTTGTGCTCATCCAAAAGTGCTGTACCTAAAAGGGCAAAGCCTGTGCCACCGACTGTGTCTACAACTGCAGCACTGATACAGTCCTCCACAACTACAGCCACGGATGTATCACCGACAATGTATGGCACCCGTGCCTCACCGTATCGTCTCCACTTAGGCTGTACCTCTGGGTGTCCTGCCCGACCAGTGGCATCTACAAGCTTACCTTCATGCCGGATGGGGAACACAACCCGATCTTCACGAATGTCATACCGCAAGTCTAACCAGTGTGGATCTAGTTGGTATCTGTCACACAGTGTGCTGAGATAGGGCTTACCATAATCGACAATCACCCAGTCAGGTAAATCAAAATGGATGGGTAAGTCTTGATGGTACTTCTCCTCACGCATCATCTTGTATAACTCAGATGCAGTCAGCTGTGTACGTGTGATGCCTGCCACATTGCAACTGTTGGCATAGCAGTTCCACATTAACTTGCCATTGTCATTGATTGCTGTGAATGTTTTGTATCGCTT